ATAAAAGATGCCAGTAGAAGTAAAGGGCGCAATCGCACTGCGTAAAGCCCTTCGCAACTACTCACCTCTTTTAGCTAAATCATTACCGAAGGAAATGGGACTCGCTCTAAAGCCAGTCGCAAAGACTGCTCGTGGTTACGCGCCAAGCGAGTCCCAGATCCTTAGTAACTGGTTACCTAGACCAGAGAGCCAAGGCACTTTTCCTACCTATACTCCAAAGATTGTTAAAGCTGGTATTGGTTACAAGACAACCCCAAGCAAGGCTAATCGCCGAGGATTCAGATCATTAGCGCGCTTGTTTAACAAAAGCGCAGCTGGTGCTATTTATGAAACTGCTGGCCGTAAAACTCCCAATAGTCGATTCGTGCAAAACTTGAACAACAAGTATTCATCATCGATGAAGGGTACTGACAAGATGCAAGGCCGCGTGTTATTCCGCGCCTATGAAGAGAATCAAGGCAAAGCCCGAGATGGCGTTCTAAAGGCCATCGAGAATGCTAACCGAAACTTTGAAAGCCAATCTAAGGTGGTGAAGTAATGGCCTCGAATATCGTCATTGATATTGCTGCCGAATTTACTGGCAAGAAGGCATTTAACCAGACTGAGAAGTCTATTGAAAAGCTAGGTCGCACCTTAAAGAAAGCCTTAATTGGTGGATCGATTCTTGCTCTAACTAACCAGGCAATTAAAGCATTCGCAGAAGAAGAAAAGTCTGCCAAGTTACTTGCTAACACACTTCAAAACCTTGGCTTTGGCATGGCAACTCAATCAGTCGAAGCCTTCATATCTCAGATGCAACTTGCTAGTGGCGTTTCAGATTCAGAACTTCGTCCGGCCATGGCGAAACTAGTTCAGACTCTTGGCTCAGTCAGTGCTGCCCAAGATGCTTTAACCCTCGCAATGGATATTAGCGCAGCTAGTGGCATCGATCTCAATACTGTCGTTTCAGATCTGGCTGCTGCTCAACTTGGCAACACAAAGGGTCTAAAGAAGTACGCCCTTGGCCTTACCCAATTAGAACTTAAGACCATGTCTGCAACTGAGATTATGGCTCGATTCAATGACATCTTTGGTGGCGGTGCTGCTGTTGCTGCCGATACCTTTGCTGGCAAGTTAGCCCGAATCAATGTGGCGATCGATGAAGCCAAAGAGTCAATCGGTAAAGGCTTGATCGATGCGCTTATGGTTGCAACAGGATCACAAGACATTGAAGTATTACAGCAAAAGATTATCGACTTTGGCACTAATGCAGGGGAAGCAATCCGCAACTTAGGCCAAGTAGTCAAGGATTTCTTACCTGTCATTAAGACAGTCGGAATAGCCTTTGCAGCCTTGTTCACACTAGGTAAGATTCAGGCTGGTGTGAATGGCACAATCAAGATCCTTGGTGGCGTTACAAAGGCCATGAAGGCTCTTAGAGTGGTTGCCTTAACCACTGCAATCGCCCAGGCATTCGTCTTGAACCCTTTTGGTGGTATTGCAGCAGCTGCTGGCATCATCGCTATCATCACAGCAGTAGGCATTTCACTAGATGGACTCGATTCTAAATTTGATGCACTAGGCAAAAAGTCCACAGACTTCTTTGATCAGACAGATGGCTTAAAGTTTGGCGAACGCTTTGACCTAACCAAATACAAGGCAGCACAGGCTGAAGCAAAGAAGCAAGCAGAATTAGAAAAGAAGAACGCTGAAGCATTACGCAAAGCCGAGGCCAAGGCTGCTGCCGATCGTGCCAAATTAGCCAAGCAAGAACTAGCAGCCAAGCAAAAGTCTGACAAGTTAGCCAAGGCTTCTGCAATGTTTGATCTTGATAAGATCCAAGTTAATGCCGCTCTTCAAGGCAAGATCACAAAAGAAGAGAAGTTACGCTTAGAGTTACAGCAAGCCATTCTCAATGAGAACGATGATCTTGCTGACAGCCTACAAAAGAAGCTAGAAGCCTCACAGATAGCAACTGCTAAGTTAAGTGCGCAGATTATTGGCATTAAGCCAGCACCAGATCCATTCGCTGCCACACTAACAAGTTTAGAAGGTATCGCCCTTCTTCTTGGAAAGATTGCTGGAATGCCAGTAGGCAGCGGTCTAACTTTTAACCCTAATCAAAATAAAGATCGTAATCTAGATGATGCTGCCAAAGCAGCAGCCGCGGCTGCTGCTGGTGGTGCCACTGGTGGTGCAGGTGGGGCTGGCAATGGTGGCAGCACAAGTGTTTTAACCGAGCCAGTTGTATATATACCATCATCATTTTTTGACTTAGAAAATATGTTTCCTGTTATTCCGACCAGCAGTTCTAGTTCATCTTCTAACGTAACTGTCAATGTAAATGTTGAAGGTTCACTTCTAACACAAGACGACATCGTTAAAGTAGTCAATGATGCGGTGGTAACTGCCAACACTCAAGGTTTAAGTGTTACGCGCCCCGGCGGATTGCCAGCCTTCGAGTAATTATGACAATTCCAATAATCAACGCCATTATCAACTTTTCAACAGGTGCTGGCTTTGCCTCGCCTATGATTCTTGATTCGGGCGTTCTGGGCGTTAATGCTCTTGCTGATAGCACAGCGGTTACAGTAGATGTGTCTAACCTAGTTGATTCTATTAAAACCAATCGCGGTCGCACAGCTCTTTCAGACATATTCCAGACTGGCACAATGAGCCTTCGCATTATTGACATGAATGGCGACTTCAACCCAATGAACCCTAGCTCGCCCTACTATCAACTTTTGACTCCAATGCGTAAAGTAACTATCACTGCATCTTGGAATGGAACTACTTACCCAATCTTTGCTGGCTACATAACTAGTTATAATACGACTACCCCTAAAGATGTGGGTGAAATTGTTTACACTACAATCCAAGCCGTTGACGGCTTTAGACTATTTCAGAATGCACAGATAACCACAGTAGCAACAACTCCAGCAGGTCAAACCACTGGCACTCGTATTAATAAAATTTTAGATTCAATCGGCTGGCCTACTGGCATGAGGGACGTAGATAACGGGCAAACGACAGTCCAGAGTGATCCCTCAACCCTAAGAACCTCTTTAGCTGCCATGCAGACAGTTACTAGCACTGAATATGGTTCGCTCTATATGGACGGTTTTGGCAACCTAGTCTTTCAGGATCGTGCGCTTACTTCATCAAGCGTGGCTGGTACTCCAGTAGTCTTTAACGATGATGGCACTGGTATTTCATATAACAATGCTGTCTGGAAACTAGACGATACTCTGGTATTTAACAAAGTCAGTATCACTCGTACAGGTGGCACAGCTCAGGTAGCCAGCAATCAGGATTCAATTGATAAGTATTTCTTGCACTCATTTCAAGAGCAAAATCTTTTAATGGAAACGGACGCAGAAGCTCTGAATAACGCACAAGCCTTTTTGGCCTCTCGCCAAGAAACTTCGATCCGCTGCGATGCCATTACCCTTGATCTCTACACTGCCAATTACGATGCTGGCATTACTGCCGCTTTGGATCTTGACTTCTTTGATCCTGTCACGATAACCACGACTCAACCGGGTTCGTCCTCGCTGACTAAGACTTTGCAGGTATTTGGCGTGTCGCATGACATCAAGCCAAGTAACTGGAAAACCACATTCACCACCCTAGAACCCATCATTGAATCGTTCATAATTGGAACAGATTATGGGATACTAGGCACTAACACACTTTCTTACTAAGGAGAACAAATGGCAGCACCATTAGGCTTCAAGACATTCGCCACAGGTGATGTTCTCACAGCCGCAGACACTAACGGTTATCTCATGCAGGGAGTCTGGACATTTGCTTCAGCTGCTGCTCGCGATGCAGCTGTAACAAGCCCACAAGAAGGCAACTTCTGCTATCTAAAAGATACAAATGTTACACAGTATTACACTGGTTCTGCCTGGGCAGCAGTTGGCGGTTCACCTACATTCGTAGGTGCGAACGCCACTAAACAGGCAAATCAATCTTTAGCAAACGTAACAGTTACTTCGATTGCATTTGATGGCACTGATATTTTAGACACAAACGGATTTCATGATCCTTCATCGAATAACACAAGAATGACCATTCCATCAGGTTATGGTGGCAAATACTTAATTCAAGGCACTTTAGAGTTTGCTTCAAATACAACAGGCGGCCGTGAAGTTTACATTCGTAAAAATGGCAGCACTAATTTACAAGCAATTCAAACTGATGCAGAAGGCTCATTGACTATGACAATTTCTGGAACTTACGATCTAGCAGTGGCTGATTATGTTGAAATACGCGCCTACCAATCATCTGGTGGCGCACTCGATGTTTGGGCAACTGCCAGTGGTTACACCAACTGTTCATCATTCCAAATTACATACTTAGGGGCATAACATGAATCTATACGAAAAGATTATTGCAGCTTATCCTGAATTGACTGAAGCTAATTTTAGTGCTCGCGGTGAAATTTCATTGAGTGATGATCTAGATGGATCAGGTGCTTACATTGCAAAATGGGAATACTCAAAGCCAATCCCAAATGGTCTTAAATTAGGCAAATGAAGCCAAGATTATCTAAGTGCGCGATCCAGTTAAGAGAACAGATTGACGACACCTTCGGAGATCGAGATCGAACTTCTGATGGTTGGATCGGCGATACTCGACACAGCGCGCGC